GATGCGGTTTGCCAAATAGTACAAATGACAATGCATCCAGCATAAGACTTTTACCACTGCCGTTGTGACCGACAATTAGTGTTGATGATATTGAATTAAGATCAATTTCAATTTCGTTGTCGCCAACACTTAGGAAATTTTTATAGCGTAGTTTTTTAAAGATTATCATGATTTATAGTGCGTCAAGTTGTTGCGCCTCGGCATACAATTCTTGTAATTTTGATTTTATTTTTTCTTTATCCAAATCAGTTTCAACAGAATCAACATAAGAATTTAATAATGTGCTTGTGTCGCTAATGCAAATGGAATCATCTTGGACATTCGCGCTTTGATATTCGGCAAATGATTCTACAATTTTAAGATCAAATGGTTCACACGCATTAATCTTATCTATATATTTGTCAAACGCATACGGATCCTTTTTTGCCGCCACAACAACTTTTACAAATGAACCGACAACGTGTGATAGATCAAGCTGTTTAATTGCTTCAACCGCATTATCATAAATTGTATCGTCATACACAAGTTTTTTAAAAATACACAAACTGTTTCTTACTGCAATCAGTTGTCTTTTTGATGTGTCAAGAATGTGAAAATATTTTGGATCATTGCAATCGGCCCAGGTATGTTCGTATGCAACGCCAAGGTAATGAATATTTGAGTTGCTGCTTTTTGTATGATAATGGCCGCTAAGCACCATTTCATATCTATGAAACAATGATGCATCCATGCCGTGACTTGTTGATGGAGCACCTTTCATCATTTCAAATCCTTGTAATTCCAAATGTGCTCCAATAATAGGTGCGTTTGCAGTTTCAACAAATGCCATACTTTCGGCATAATTTTCCGCTGTGATCCATGGCAGCAATGCCATACTCATACCGTCATAATCTACAACGGTAGGCGCCATGTGAACATTTACACAATCATTGTAATGGCTTAATATTTCAACAAGACTGCACAAGTCGTTTGTATTTTTAAATGCACAATCATGATTGCCTGGAATAATATCCATTGTCATACCATATTCTCTTAACTTTTCAAGAAACATGGAGCGATTGCGTGACAACGTTTTGGTGTACAGCACCTTTCTGTTGTCAAAATAATCACCAAGGTGCACAATTCTTTTTATGTCGTGCTTTAAGCAATACGGGAAAAATACTTCACTGTAAAACCTTTCGGCATAATTTAAAAAAATGTCACTGCTGTTTTTAATGCCAGCATGTGTGTCGCACAATATTGCAATTTTCATATTAAAATTCTAAAAACTTATCAAGCAGTCCTTCACGTGAAGAATTATGTTTTCTTTTATCAACCTTTTTAAGTTTTTCCGATGCTGCTTTTGCTGCTTTTTCCTCATTGTCATAATTATAAAATGCATCATTCTTTTGCCGCATTTTTTCAATCATGCTTTCATTACCGTTGGCTGAATTTTCATCAAATTCTGCAAAATTACCAATGCTGCCATGTTCGATCAATGCTTGTTTAATGCTCATTTGTTTCTTTTCCTTGGCAATTCTACGCAAAAAGGCAAAGTAACTTATTTGTGTAAAGTATGAAAAGGCATTGGCCGCACCTGTTCTTGTAGGTGCATCAAATTTGAAATTGTTTGCGGCTTTAATACAATTTTCAACGGCGTCCATAACCATGTCATCTCGATATGTGTATTTGACAAAGTTGGGACTTTTTGATAGACCGTAACAAATTTTCAAAAAGCATTCACCGATGTAGTCGGTAAGTGGTCTTGGTTCTTTTCCTTCAGCCAAGTCCTGCTGCACTCCTGTTACATGTTCATATAATGCTTGAGAAAATTCTTTGTTGTTCACATAATCTTCGCCGCGTGATCTTCGTTTTTTTATTGGATATTCGTCGTCCATAGATGTAATACTATACGGTCTACAAAGAATGTAAACACTTTTTTTTCAAAAAATAAATATATATATTTCTAAACTTTATGGTTTACATCAAAAACTATTATGATATAATAATATTAAGGTAACCGCAAATGCTGTTATGATAACATCTGGTCTTTAAAATCTTTCCAAAAATCCTGTTTAGCAAGTTCTGGTAAATTTGATTGATCAATTCCAATTTGTTTGGATGAATGATTGGATAGTAATGAAGTAAGATTATTGTATACCAATTGATTAAAATATATTGTTTTAAGTTCTTCACTTGCTGCTGTTTCAGATTCAATTGCATGCATGTGTAATACAAATGATGTATCATCGGCATACGGAATTGCCGGAAGCAATGTTGTGTTGTATACACCATCAGATGAAACCAATGTTTTACATTCCAATACACATTGGAGAAATATTGCTTCGTCATCAACATCTTCCAATATTCCAATCAATTGTTTTCCGCTGACTGTGTTGAATATTCTTACATCCAAACTTTCCAAAAAGCTTTGTTCTTCTTCATTCATAATGGCATGGGAATTTCATAAACTTTGTACTCGAAACTTTCCTTTTCATAAATTTTAATGCGTTCAATTGCATGTGTCATTGTATAATTCTTTTTCTTTTTCCAACTGAAATTATCCGATATGTCATACACCACAGTTCCAACACCGTTGTCGGATTTTCTTAAACCTCGCCCAATACTTTGAAGTACTCGAATTTGGCTTTTGGTCGGTGCGGCAAAAATAATGGAATGTAAATTTTTTATATTTACCCCTGTAGAAAATGTGGCCGAAGAAGCTACAATAATTGCATTCTTTTCATTTTCCACAATACCTCGAATGTTTTCTCTATCCATCGCATTAACTTCTCCGCTGACATAAAACGCTTTGCGATCTTGTTCTTCAGAAGTATTGATCAATGCCTGTATTTGTTTGTAAAGAGGTTTGCCATGCTTGGATACAAGGTTAAACAATACAAGCGTGTTACCTTTTTGATCACATGCCAATTTGGAAATAAAAGAATTGCGTCCAGGGTGTGATACAATGGCATCAATTTCATGTTGATAATCCATTTTGGATACCAATTTTTTAAGCTCGTCATCATGATTAAGAACAAGGCATTTGATTTTTAAAGATGCAAGTGTATCGTTATCCATTAATTGTTTTGTAGTAATTACACGATGAACAGGACCAAAATTACCAATAAGCACAAGTTCGTTACAAACGCTGCCGTCAATTGTTCCTGTTGTGCCAATACGATATTGTGCATTGACAACATTGGCCATAATACTATTAAGACTTTTGGCTTTAAATAAATGCGCTTCATCTCCAATAACCATGCCGTATTGTAAAAACCACGATTTTGGTAGAGTAATAGCACTTTGCCAAGTTGTAACTACAACTCTGCTTGAAAACGCATTTTTTTCCTTACCGCTATAAATTTTATGTACATCAACGGCGGCATCAAATCCATCATCTCGCTTGCTGTAATCATCAAAATCTTTGCTCATTTGCTCCACCAAACTTGTTGTTGGAACTACAATTAAAACCTTTTCGTCGTGATGATCCAAAAACCAGCGGATCATCATGTAAATAATGAGAGATTTGCCACTCCCAGTTGGACTGATTACCAAGCTGCGCCCTTCGCTTAGCGCGTGAGCAAAAGCCGAAACTTGGTAATCACGCGCAACAATATTGTCACCATTACTTCCAGTTAAGTTTAAAGTTTTTGAATATTCAATTAAATGTTGTTTATCCGTAGGAACGCGTTGAGATATATCAACGTCAATTTCCACTGTATATTTTCTACTGTTGGCAAACTTAATTAACTCCAACAACAGCCCGTATGGTAATGTATGATTGCGTAAATCAAGCAGTCGGCATTTGCCGTCCCAAATCTTATTGCGGTACGCCGGCATAAACTTATAACCGTCAACCATAAAAGTAAAGTGTTCACATGCTTCCATAAGAATACCATGATCATCGCTGCCTATTTTAAGCACCGATTCATTTACTTTTTTTACCGAAATATTTGCCATAACTATGATCCGCTGGTAAACCTTCTAAAATCCAAGATATTTTTAATCGTAGAATGGCGCCATTTAATATTGTCCAATATATCTTTTAGTGTGTCAACAATTGTTTGCTGATAATCCATAGTTAAGCGCAATTTTGAAATGTCAGGATCTGTTTCATAAAACATATCCATATCGCTTTTTAATGGTTTGGCCATTCCTGCAAAAGGATCATAGTTCCATCCACGAGAATCCATATCTGCTTTTGGCATTTTACCGTTGTAATATAACCACTTGTCTTTTTTCAAAATGGCCATTTCCAATTCTTTCTTTTTGCCTCGCAATTTGGCAATGCTGTACAATTCGAGATATTTGGAATGCAAACTTGCGCACGCAATGCTTGTGACGTCAAGATGCACTTCGTCTATTTTGCTGTCCTGTTTCCATAATGTTAGTATTTCATCAAGTGTCATAATGTATATTGTTATAGTTTATATATCAATAAATTCGAATCGGTCATAGCGGAACGTCACGTCAACATATGCATAGTCAGTGGCGGTGTTTTGAACATTAAATTCAATACCACTGCATGATGTCGGAAATGCATTTGTAAATTTTACTTGGCGAGAAACATTATTATGCCCTGTCATAAAATGCAATATAAGTTCTTGTGTTTTTAACTTAAACTCATTGGTATTATGCAACATCCAATTGTACATTTCATTGTATGATTGCAATTCTTCATCAACGGCAATACGGATTGTAAGCGGTTCATATTGAAGTACATCATCTGGAACAAACCCTTGTCTGTTTCGGAATGATGCGTTTGCTTCGCCTAGTGATATGTTTGGAAAAGAAGCACTTACGGCAAAAAATTCAGAAAGCTTAAATTCATTTGTACCACCGATGGTAAGTTTAAATCCGGTAAGTGCTAATAAGTTGTATTGCATATGGAATATTTATACTAAAAAAGCGGTTGGCCTTTCGGCCAACCGCTTTTATGTTAAGGATTATCCTTTAAGGATTAAGCAAATCCTTGTTCAGTAGGAACATAAGAACCACCACCAAGGTTGGTTACTGTAAATCTACGGAAGTATGGGTTTTTACCGTTTGCACCTTTACCATTGTCGTCAGCAGCGCCGCCGGCAAATGGGTTGGCAACAAGACCGTAACGTGTTTTGAAACCAATTTTTGGTTGGAACGTGTTAGGATCAACGGCGCGAACCATTGTCAAAGGAACGTATGGGCAATAGAATACACCTGCATCGTATGCGTTTGAACCGCGATAACCGACAGTGATATAATCAGTTGCTGCAAACGGATCAACAAATACTTTTAAGCGACCGTTGATGATACCTGCAAAAACATTGCCTGTGTCGTCAACATTAAGGTTTGTGGCAAGAGCAGGAGCGTAATCAAGAACACCTGCAGCTGCAAGAGCACTTGCAACGTTGGATGAGCAGATTACGATATTACCTTTACCACGACGTGTTGCTTTTGCAACGGCGTTCGCTTCGATTTCGATTTGATAGATAAGCGACTTGAACTTTTCAACGGCCCAGCGACCATCGGCATCTTCGTGAATGTCGAAAGCACCTGTTGGACCTTCGATTGTAAGTGATGAATTACCACCGCCTGCAAGAGAAGTAGTACCACCAAATGTTGTGTTACGAATACCACCAGGAACAGCTTTAGCATTTACAAGGTCAAGCACTTCACGGTTGATTTCCGCAAGGATTTCAACAGAAAGGATGTTTGCAAGTTCTGCTTCAGCATCAAGGCCGTGAACGGACTTAAGGTCTTGAGCAAGTTCCATTGTGTATTCAGCTTTAAGAGCACGTGTTTGAGCAGTAACAGTTGTTTTATCAACTGTGAAACCCATTTGGCCGAAACCAGTATTGTCTGCACCAGTGGTACGAGCGATTGAAACTGGATTGGTTGTACCAATTGCAAGTTGACCTGAAACAATGTTAGGGTCAACGTAGTTAGTATCAACACCTTGACCTGTAAGTTTTTCACCTTGTGCAGTAGTAACTGGACCGGAGAAATTCTTGTCAGGAGCATTGAAAAGTGCTTCAGCAGTATTTGCGCCAGCATTGTTTTGGTATTGACTGCGCATTGCGAAGATCAAACCGGTAGGCATTGTCATCGGTTGAACACCAGCAATATCGTAAGCAACGATATTTGGCATTGCACGACGGACAAGTGAGATAAGAACTGGATCCCAGGTCTTAACTGCACCGGAACCACCACCTGTACCATTTAGACCGATACCACTAATGTTATTTTCGTTAAGGAAAGAAGCTTGCGCACTTTCTTCACGAAGTGCAATTTCTTGGTTTTCAAGAAGCACAGCGGTAATCGACTTACGATAATTGTCCTTAAATGCAGGAGCGTCTTTGGCTTCCAATACTGGAGCCCATTTTTTTTCGAGTTGTTCGGAATTAAACATAATAGTTATTTATAATAGTTGTTGTTTTACTTATGGTTTGGGAATAAAGCACATTGTTAGATGACCAAGTTGGCAGTTGTTGCCTTGTTCATGCGTGACATTGCACTTAAATAGTTTTGCATTGAAGGGGAAATTGAATCTCCTTCAATTGTGTTTTCGACGATTGTTTCTTTTGAAATAAATGAACTGTTATCGTCAACGTTTTCATTTAATGTGTTTTTATTAGCTGCACGGCCGTTAATGTAAAATTCACGAATGGTAGCAACC